AGCCGCGCTCTGACATTCTTTTTCACCCACAGTTTTCTGTGTCCCCCCATCGGAATTTATCTGTTTACGCACTGTACATTGTCGCAAAATCGTTCGGTGCCGATAACCCGCAACGGTTTCCCGCAAATTGGGCAAAACTTCGGCGTTCCGGGTGTCTGGTACGGGCTTTCTTCTCTCTGTCCGTAAGTGGTCAGCGTTAATATACACGCAAGAGAGTTTGGCTCAGCTTTAGAAGGGCACCGAAAACGCACCCTACAAGAAACGCAATCCATAAAATCACCCCACATTCTTTTGAATCCACCGGTAAACCCTCCGGCGAATAGATTCTGCATCCACGTCAAAGCCCAGCTCGGTAAGCTCCACGGCAACGTCCTGCGGCTTTTTGCCCTCTACGCAGATCGCCGAGAGCATTGCCCGGAGCTCCGGGTCATCGCAGTCCTCCACCATGTGCACGCCGATGTTGTACAGCTTGTTCTGCATACGGTTGATGTCTTTCAGTCGCCGGATCTCCGCAGCACGCTGGTTGTAGGAGGAATCTGCGGTCCCGGTCACTGTTACATGACCGAGAACGCAGCTGTTGCCCTCGCCGTGAAAAGCTTTTACCACATCCGAGGCAGCCTGCGGACCATCTGCCTGTAGGATCTCCAGCCGCTCAATGCGCTGCCGACGTTTGGCAATGTCATAGGGTATTGCATATAGACGGCGAAATTCGTGTGGCTTCATCCGGCAACCTCCCAAAATTTATTTCAGCTCAAAGTAATTCGTCAGAATATCCGTAATGCCGGAGTGGAAACCTATCCAGCCGCAGGTGAAAAAGCTGTTGTCCTGCAGGATGATGGCGTAGTCATCACAGGTCTGACCGGCGTCCTCTCTGGTGGTGTCTATCCGCTTCCACAACGTTGCCCCGCCGGGCAGAGGCTGCTTGTAATACGCAAGCCGGAAACGCACATCTTCCCATTCCAGTTCCCACGCTGCATTTGCGCCCAGCATTTTTTCTGCCAGCTTGTGCAGCGTGTCCCTCCCATGGGCTTGCTCCTTCGGCGGCTCGTGAATCTCCACAGGTTCTGTCCTGTACGGTGATGCCGTAGGTTTAGGTGCATCGTTCTGGGCTCTTTTTTGCTTCTCGTGAGCCTTTTCCACGATTGCGATAGCTTCCGGTGGCAATTTCCACTCGGCATAATCCGGGTTTACCGGTACCGTTTCCGCAGGTTCTTCTTTCTGCTCCGGTTCTTCCGGTGCAGCGCCCATAAAACGCGCATAATCCTGTGCGCTGCGGTACGCTTCCATCAAGCCGATCTCTCCGGCCTTCAAGCGCTCCTTGATGACCTCATTCTCGCAGGAGGCAATCACGTTCAAGCGGGCAGCAGCGCCGGTGGACAAGCCCAGAATGCGGCAAACCTCGTCACGCACCTTGCCTTCCAGCTGTCCGGCTGCTTTTTTCTTGGTCAGCGCATCCTTCAGCGCCTCGTACTGCGCCAGACGCTCGCCATCGGTCAGGTCACGGGCGGTGGCGTTCGCCGTGATGAGCGCAATGCGGTCATCCAGTTTGCCGTGGCTTTCCCTAATCAGGCAGGGGAGAAAATCAAACCGCGTGTCTCCAAGCGTTGACAAAATCCCGCACGCCGCCCAGCGCCGGTGCCCGCTGATGAGCATATAGCAGTCCGTTTCATCCTCCATCGGGATGACTTCCAGCGGCTGCCGGAGACCGTTCTGCCGAATGTCATCCCTCAGGTTCTCCATATCGCCGAGGGTGTAGATCTCGAAATTTTCCGGGTTCGGGATGATATTCCGGCTCGGAATCATCACCACCTGCATCTGCTGCCCCGCCGGGGTGGCCGTCTGGCTCTGGGCATTCATCAGGCTGTTCAACAATCTAGTGCTCATTGTTTTATCTCCTTTGGCGGCAGCGGCATCCAGCCCACAACAGGGCGCTCTATCTTGTTATTGTAAACCTCTTCCAGATTGAAGTGGCGGTATTCCCACCAACCTTTCGGGATTCGATAATCGTCGTGCTCCTCGTCGTATGTCCCCCAATCAGGAAGGTCTTCCCAATACCATACGCTATCTTGTAAAAAAATGCTCCCATCTTCATAGTGCGCTGTCGTAATACTGTATCCGTCAATATCGTTGCGGTACAAAATCAGCACTTCGGTTTCGACCTTGGGCGGGTCTGTTTCAGGGTTGCGCCATCGCTGAGCATCGGTTTCAAGTGCTACAGTTGGCGTGGTATCGATGTAATCAAGCACATCATACAAGGCATAGCCTATAAAAGCGCCGGATGCCGAAGTTTCTCTGTCGAACGCTTGAATTCTTTCCTCGATGCGCTTACGCAGCACATCCGCATCAATCGGTCTCATTCATTCGCCCTCCACGCATTTTTTAACCAGCTGTGCCAGTGCCTTATACTGGGCGCTGGTCTTGATGTTCCGACAGACCTTGTGCACCGGCAAGTGCCGTGCCTTGGCTTCCTTGACCTTCACGCTGTAATCGATGCGCAGGATGCTGTTATCCGGGTTGCGGAAGGCAGGCAAGTCCATGCTGGCGATCTCGTTGATGGTGTCCACACTGTACCTTCCACGGGTGTACTTGGTAGCCAGCACGCCCATCACTTCCAGCTGCGGGTTGTAGTTTTCCCGGATAGCATCCACCTGCTCGCGGATCTCGTCCATGCCGTCCATCGCCCACTCGTCGCAATCCACCGGGATGATCACCCAGTCTGCAGCGGCCAGCGCATTGACGGTAGCCATGTCGATGTCAGGTGGGCAGTCAATAATGCAGTAGTCATAGTCGTTGCGGACGGTGTCCAGCGCCTTGCGCAGCCTGTCCCACTGCGGCCGCAGTACATCCAGCATCACGTTCTTGTTGGCAAGCAGCATCTCCATGTTGCTGGGTGCCAGATCGACGTGCTCAAAGTCCGTCTGCATGATCACATCCTGCATTTTGGCGTTCAGGGTAAGCACATCGCCCATGGTCTTGCGGCCATAAGCAAATCGGTTGAAAAACTTGGTGGTGTTGCCCTGCTTGTCCAGATCCATCACCAGCACCCGCCGGGACCAGATCTCTGCCAGCAGGCAGGCAAGGTTGCAGGCGGTGACGGATTTTCCAACGCCGCCTTTCAGGTTGATGATTGCGATTTTTGCCGTTGTTCTCATGACGATCCCCATTCTCAAATTCTTGCGGCTTTTGCGGCCTGCTGCTGGATGCTGTCCCAGCTTTTGGCAAACCACGCAAGCCATGTTGTGCATTTCTTGTAATAATTCGGCGAGCACGCCTTGCAGGGGCAGTTCCGGCAAGGGCTGCTCTTTGGGAGAGGGTAGAGCTCCTCGTTCCAGATCTCCTGCATCAGCGCCTACCTCCTCCGCCGGCTGCGATGCTGTTGCCCTTTGCCTGATAGTAATGCTCCATGGTAGTGGGAGCGTTCAGCAGTACCGCCCGTATGTAGCCCCTAATGTTGTGGACAGGCTTTGTGCTGTTGAGCAGGGCATCCAGAACGTACTCGATGTGCTGGCTGGTAAGCTTGTCCAGCCGCTTGCGGATGGACTGCGTGGTCTGCGGATACTGCCCGATAATCTGGATCGCGCCGGGGCAGCAGTACATGTCCGCAATGTTGTCCAGCAGTTCCTCCAATTTCTCAGGCTCGTACCGGCGTTCCAGCGTGTCCAGTTCCAGCTGCTCCCGGAAGCGTTCCAAGACATCTTCTCGTGCGGTATCCGATCCATCCATCGTATCCGTTCCGCGCTCCTCGCGCGGATAGATAGGTTTCCCTATAGGTTTCCCTATATATTTCCTGTCTACACTTTTTGTAGGGGTCTGGATACACTTTTTGTAGGGGTTCGGATACACTTTTTGTAGGGGTACATTTTTTGTAGGGGTACAATTTTTGTAGGGGTCTGCGCCATCCTCCGGCACCGTTTCCGGCACCGGATTTCGGACTGCAACGTACTGGTTCACGAGGATGCCGCCCACCATGGTTTTGTGCTCCTTCAGCAGTCCGCGTGCCAAAAGTTCCTTGACGATGTTCCGGGCACCGTTTTCGCTCAGGCCTGTCCAGTCGGCAAGGTATCCGTACCCGCCTTTATAGACGCTCTCGCCGTCCTGAGAGAAGCCGTAGATGATGGCATACACCGTCAGCTCGTTGCCCTTCAATCCAAGCTCTGTGCGCATCCAGCGCTGCAGAACAACATAACTGTCCTGTTTCGGTTTTGTTTTGCTTTTCACGCCTTACCCCCCCTAGAACGGCAGATCGTCGTCATCGTTTATCACGGCAAAATCATCCATGCTGCCCTGCGTGTAGGTGGGCTGCGGAACGTTCTGCGCGGCTTTTGCCTGCTGCACATGGCTGGTGGTCTGCTGCTCGTAGGAGGGCGCGCGCTGGGCGTCCTGACGCTTTGAACCGGCAAAGCTGATATTATTCGCCACGACTTCCACAGCGGTTCGGCTGTTGCCGTTCTTGTCCTGATAATTCCGGGTCTGCAATCTGCCATCGATGGCGATCATGCTGCCCTTCTGGAAGTACTTGGACACGAAATCGGCCTGCTGCCGCCATGCCACGATATCAATAAAATCTGCCTGCCGCTCCTGACCCTGCTGCACATAGCTGCGGTCGCACGCAATGCGGAAGCTGCACACGCTGTTCCCCTGCGTGGTGGTGCGCAGCTCCGGGTCCGCCACAAGGCGGCCCATGATTGCGACTATATTAAGCATCTTAAGTAATCCTTTCCGACCACCGCCATCCACTGGCGGTGACCATACACATCCTCAAAACTGCGCTGTGCCTGCTTTTTCAGGTACAGGCGCAGCTTGTGGTCAAAGTGGGCGCTGTAGCCCGGCTCGTTGTGGTGCCGGTGGCAGAGATAGACTTTCAGGCCGTACTGCTCCGCCACCGGGCGCAGCGGACCGTTGAGCACATGGTGCTCCTCTAAATCCTTAACAGTCACAACGCCGTACTTCATCCGGCAGACATAACACTCCCGCCGGGTCTGCATAATGGATTCAGACAAGTGGCACACCATCCTTTTGCGTGCTCTCATAAGCCTCGCGGTAAGAGTGCACATTCCCGACCTGATACTTCTGGCCGTTGACAAATTTAATGGTGAACCCATCAATGAAGCCATACCGCCGGGCGACGTTGATACACTGTGCCAAGCCCTGTGCGGTGTTCCGGTCGGCTCCGTGAGCCATCAGCAATTTTTTAAACCGTTTCTGTGTCATTTCCTTGGCACCTCCTGCCACTCCTGCCAGTAGGCGGTAACATTGGGGTCGTTGACGCCCATTTCCGCCAGCCGGTCAAATATGCCGTCGATCAGCTGCCCCATCTGCTCCGTGGTAAAGGTGCTGGAGCCTTGGCTGCACTTGACGGTGCAGCGATTGCCATTCAGCAGCTCCACAACGTGCACCAGCCGGTAAGACTTGCGCAAGATGGGCACAGCACCCACCGGCACCTCCAAGTAGTCGAACGCCGCACCGTACTGCTCCAGCATTTCGGTGTAGCAGTCCTCCGGGGTCACACCGCCGGTGCGCCCGCCGTTGTAGTGGTCTGCCATGATGGTAAACAGCGCCCACATCATGCGGTTCTGGGGCAGGGTACGGCTTTTGCGTTCGAGGTCTACCGACAAAATCAGATGCAGCGGCTTGCCGTGCGCCAGCTCGTCCAGCTTCTGCCGGAGCTGTGTTTCCACAAATTCCGCAGAGTTTTCCACGACCACCCGCCGGGCGACCGGGTCATATACCACCGGCAACTTACCGATCACGCCTCTGGCCATAAGACCTTCTTACCCTCGCCGGTGACGAACTGCACCATGGTGATGCTGCCCGCGTCATCGTAGGCGAAGCGATCGACCTTCAGGCTGGTTTGCAGTCGGCAAACGCCCTTGTCATCCTTGACGATGGGCACCTGCGTGCTCTTAAGCACAATGTCGTCCAGCTCCATCACGTCCCTGCCGACACCCCAGAAGGAGGCAGCGGACACAAAGCTGGTGACCTCCCGCATCAGAGCCGGGTCACGGCAGGGGAGAGAAAGCCCGCCCGCGTCCTTGTACACGAACTCCCGCTCCTGCGGGCTGTATACGCCCACCTGACACCACAGCCGCCCATCGGCAAAATAGCGCCGCATGGTCCAGCCCGCAGCGCCAAAAGTTTTGTCCATCATATCGCGCACGGCATTGGCGCCGGGGAGCAGTTTCAGCTTGATTGCATCCTCGCTGATGGCCTTAATCAGCACCGAGACCGCCTGCGGGGCTGTCTGCGGGGCTTTTGGCACTTCAACGGGGAACTTGACGTCTGGGGCACAAACAGCCGCAGAAGCATTTTTCTGGGGCCTGCCGCGCCCGGAAGCTTTTGGCGTTGCCAACCTTACCACCTCCATCAGTAGGGGCTGGAGGTGGCGATCTGCGCCGCCTCTGCCAGTGAATACTTGTCGATCATAACGCGCATCTCCGCAACCACCTGCTGGATGGTATCCGGCGGCAGCTCTGCCATGCGCATAGCGGCAATGGCGTAGCCGGTTGCGGTCTCCTCGTAGGTGGGGGATTTAGGCATCGGGCTCATCAGCGTTTGCAACCGCATCCAGATCCTCCTCCGCTTCCAGCGCTGCGTCATTGTACGGGCATCCGCGCACCTGGCTTTCCAAGATGTTGCGGCAGAAGGTGCACGCATCCCGCGCGTCCTGCACGCTGAGCGGCTCTGCAAAGTCCCGCATCACCTTCATCATGGCTTCGCCGGCCTTCTTGGCCTGTGCGCTGTACTGGCGGCGGAAATGCCCGCTTTTACGTTCGTGGATCATAATACATACCTCCATAGTTTTGTTCTGCGCATTGCGCTGGCAGCGGCTTTTGTTTTACTTCCTGCCGCCATCGGAAGGCTGTCTATGTTCCAGCAGTCACCGACACTACTTTTCAACTGTTTATTACCGGGTGCGAGTCTTACGGATACAAAGTCACCCACCTTTTGACGCAGTAGGTTGTTGCGGATTTTTTTACTAGTGCTGCTATCTGCACATTACCGGCTTCTCAAGGCCCGCCGGGGTCCCGTGTGGTCCCAATCCACACATCTTGTCACAATAGGCGCAAAACACAAAATAATGTTTCGGCGGCCTAAAGGGGATGGCAGCGGCTTTTGTTTACCCACCTGCCGCCATTGGTGTAAAACCGGAAAGTCAGCTCTGAAGCCCTTCCTGCATTGCCGTTTCCAGAAGATGCCGGAGATCTTCCAGAACGTCCGCGTAGATCTTTCTCTCCCGGTCGGAGATGCGTTCATCTTCCAGCCGGCACTGATACTTGCCTATCAGATAGCAGATCCGCTCGCGAGTACGCATTCCATTCTTGCTTGCCATTTTGCGCCGCCTCCAAAAAGTCTTAATGCTCTTCCATCCCCTCCAGCTCAGACATCACGCCGAGGATGCTCTGGATCTGTGCGGCAGCCTTGCGGCCATCCAGCACCATGTACTCCGCGTTTTCCTGCTGGTAGTCCGCGCTTGCATCCAGAAAATTCCCAAAAGCAAGTATGCTGTCGTTGCAGATGCTCATGGCAGCCAGCATCAGATACCGGATTGCGGTGTCGATCTCGCGGGTCGGTGCGCCGCGGTCAACGCTGTCTTTCACCATCTGATCCGCCTTTTCCGGGTCGATCAGCCTGCCCGCCGAGGCAAAACGCCGGAAAATATCACAGCTTTTTTCAGTTTCCATAACGTTTCCTCCTCAGTAAGTACCAAATTCCTGATCCAGCAGGGTATCCAGCCGGATCGTATTGCCGCGGCCGGAGCCTTCCTGCCCGGCCATGTTAGACCAGCCTTCCGGGTAGCGCTTGCGCACATACCGAGCCGGGATGCCCATGCACACGCTGACCTGCTCCAAAGTCAGCCGGATGCAGCCATATCGACCAAATATAGCAGCGTAGCTCTCATGCCACGCTGCGGGTCTATTAGATTTCGCCACGTTCCTTCAACTCCTTCTGTCTGCGCTGCCACTCCTTGAAGTGGCCGTAGCTCATGCCCTTCGCTGCGGCAGCAGCATTGTCATCCACGATCCTGTCGTGGTTGGTTTTTGGCTTTTCCTTGGGTTTTACAATGCCGGGCTGCGTGCCGGTGTCCACGCCGGCCTTTCCGTATCTGCGCTTTTTACAGGCATCGCAAAACATTTTGCCGGGGTCGACGCCGTACATCATCGTGCCGCACTCTTTGCAGGGCTTGTCCACCTTGCGGTGCTCGCCGCGAGGAAGTTTCTCCTTCGGTGCAGGCTTTGGCAGCGGTGCGGGCTTTTTATCCTTCGGTTTTTCTGCCCGAACCCGCCGGGCGCGTTCTCTTGCTAGTTCCAGATGCACCTTCTCGCCGCAAGTAAGGCAGTACCTACGGTTCGGAGAAGACCCCGCCGGGAGCGCCTTGCCGCAAACGCTGCAATACCGCACAACGGGCGGATTTTCGCAGTAAGTGTCCTTGCGCCGCATATTGCAAACGCGGTTAGTCTCTTTTCTTTTGAGCTTGCGGCACGCATCACAAAATCTTCTGTTGCTCCCGGCGCTTTCCGGCAGCACCGCGCCGCATATTTCGCAGCGGTGGATAGCATCACTCATGGTTCCGTGCCCTCTCATAGATCCGCTTCCGCGCCGCACTTCTCCGGGCGTTCTCGGCACGCATGTACTCGTCCCAGCGGCACAGCAGGTAAGGGGCAAGCACCAGCGCCGGCGCGATGATCATTACCATCAGCCACATTTCGGTGCAGGCTGCGTGGTAGGGGTCGCGTCCCAGGGCGACCATCAGATCAGCCAAAATAAATGCACAACTTCTCATACCATCAAACCTCCTATGCGCCATGCCAGCGCCATAATTAAGCCAAAATACGCCAGCCAGACCCCCAGCATTTTGCGGGGCGGCTTTGTGGCGCAGATAAACAAAAACGCCATCAGGCAGCAACCTGCCATAAAGCACATCAGATAAACCAGCATCCGCGTCACCTCATTCCCAAAGCGGTCTCGATCAGTTCTTTGGGCGTTTCGTTGGGGTAGTGCCCGGACATATACTTGTCCACAACGCCTTTCGACAAGCCCGCATGCAAGGCTAACTCACGGTTGCCCCAGCCAAGCATCATTTTGCGCTTGGCTACTTCGGCTTTCCATTCAATGGTCGGCAAGTTTTCCACCTCCATGGTTGAAAATCATTTCAAAATATCGCTATAAAAACATTGCCAAGCCATACAAGATGGTGTAAAATGATATTGCGGTTATCATTTTTACTCTTGGCAATATTTTTGGGTTTAGGGCAGAAAGCAGATCGGAAGGTACGCGCGACCCTCTGCTTCTTGCACCCGGTGCCCGCGCATAGGCACCTGATCAACAGGACGGTATAAGAAAATTCCCCGCTTAGCTGTGAAGGTTCACCGCGGCGTGGCAGCCCTGTGAAGTACCGGCAGCGATCGGAGAGTGTGAGGACTTCTGGTCAACCGCTCGGTATGGTTATATTATAATCCAACTACATCCAACTGTAAAGACGTTATTTGAATACAGTTGGATTTTCGGCAAAATTGACAAAAAGGAGGTGGCAATTTTGTTCTGGGAAAATTTCGTGCGAGAGTGTGAGAAAATCGAAAAGTATCCATCGTATGTGGCGGAAGAACTTGGATTTAATAAGTCTGCGGTCACCAGTTGGAAAAACGGTTCACTTCCTAGGGTGGCAAGCCGCAAAAAGATTGCGGACTACTTTGGCATTACCGTTGAAGAACTTATGGGCACAAAAAAAGAGCCCGCCGGGATGGACGGGCTCCAATGGGAATGGGCTGATGTAGAAGCAGCCTATAAAAATGCAACGCCGGAAGCGCGTGCAGCCGCAAAAGCCGCCGCGCTGGCTGTGCTGGAAAACGGAAAAGCAAAGGAAGAGTGACCGCAATGGATTTTGGGCAGCTGGTGCTATCCACCGACGAGCTGAACACCCTGCGTGTGATAGCGCAAGGACCGGTGGATCAGACCGCCGAATGGACAGAAAGAGTAAAAACGCTGTACGAGAAAAAGCTTGTAGAGCAAAAAGTTTCGCCGGCCAAAATGCAAATACGCGGCTATGTGTATCAAATCACTAAAGACGGCGAACTTTATCTACGTTATATCAATCGCCGAGAAAATGAAAAAAACTTTGAAAACAATATGTCAACGCTTTCGCTGAACGAGACGCGGTTTGCCAACAAGCTGTCAGTTCTTGCCCTGATCGTCTCGGCTATCGCTCTGCTCGTCTCCATCTTCCGGTAACGGCATGACAACGCTGGTAAAGACCCGATGGCAAAAAGACATTTCTAACAGGCAATGCAAAGCATCAGGCAGATACATGGCAGTCTGGTATGGGATTTTCCGTTCTGCCATGATTTGCATGATTTCTTTTGCAAAGTCAAACGTTTCTTGAGGAATCGGTTTATCTTTATCCAGCGCTAAGCTGTGGTTGTAGAATCCCCCAGTAAGCGAGCAGGTAGGAAGTATGGGGAATTCTTCCGAGAATTTGCTTGTGTCTTTCTCGCAAACATTTTTCTTGCGGGGAGTTTCAAACATATAAGGTCTCCTTTCTTGTGCGGCAGCTGGTTCAGGACGCCTGTGCAGCATCTTCGGTTTCGGAATGTTCTAGCAAAACGCCCATTACAATGCCCCAAAGCGCGGGGTGCTCTTTCAGGTAAGCAAGAAATTTGGCGTCAGACATAAGAAACACTCCTTTTTGTTGTATTTGACAATTTTATATTACAACTGTCATCGTTGAAAATCAAGAGGAAAGAGGGATTTCGAATGAAAATTGCGGAAAAATGCAAAGTTGTTGTGGCAGGCGCAATTGTGGCTGCGCTGATGGCAGGTACAGCGTTGCCCGCGCTGGCCGCCAGCCCCGCCGGGGACGTTCCCTTTGCGGTGCTTGCGCAGCAGAATAGTACTGTAACGCCGGAGCAGGTGGAAGCACTGATTAGCCAGATTGCCCCGGTTACTCTGGAAAGTGAGACTGCAATCAATAACGCACAGGCGGCTTTCAATTCCATGCCGACAGAATGGCAGTCGATGGTTTCTAACTACGACAAGCTGAAATTGTATCAGGAAGAACTAGAAGATCTTCAGGTGGATGCACTTGCCGAGAAGTTAAACAATACGGTTTACCGCGAACATGATGACGTGGAAAACGTGGACTTTTTCTTTTGGAAGGATTACCCCAAACTGAATCAGACAAATTTTATTCTTCCTTATTTTTGCGTTGTTGATAATAATGTTCAACCGTTACGGTTGATGTACACTTATTACGCAAAAAACTGGATTTTCTGGGACGAAATAGTTTATTCAGTGGACGGAGAAGTTTACAAGAAAGAAATCGACAGAGCCAAGAAAAGTGAAAAAGTTGTAAAAGAAATTTTTTCTGGCGATGTTTATGTCTGGGAGCTTGGTGATGATATTGCAGATGAGCAGGAAATCTCAATGCTGAAAAAATCCATCAGTGCAGAAAAGGTGACATATAGATTTAAAGGAGATAACGCGCAGTTCGATTATAAAATGAGTACTTATGTAAATGACCGAAACGCTATATCTCAGATTATGGAAGCTTACGATTGCATGAGTGCAGCATCACCGGCTGTTCGTGCGCGAGCACTGGAAAAGGTAGAAGCGCACAAACAGGGAAGTAAATTTATAAAGTTTGCATATTGAGCCTAGAAGTATTATGAAAAACAATCAGCAAAAATCACCCGGCTGTCTGTATATCCTGTTTAACGTTTTTGTGGTTATGCCTTTTCTGGTTTTTCTTGTGTTTTTCGTTTTTGCGTTTTTGTTTACGCTTTGCAGTAAGGTACACCCGGCAGTTTTAGTTTTGATTCTTATTGCCATTTCGGCCACTGCCGGATATGCCCTTTATAAAAAGCACGAAAAGAAAAAGCAAGCAGAGCAAAACCACATTGAAACTGTTTTGCAGCGCACGGTGGACTACCCTGACCCCGTAATAAGAGAACCGCGCCAAGCGCCGCAGCCGCCAGATGGCTTGTATGAGCAGGATCATCTGGCTAAACTTGCCGCCGATCAGGGCAAAAGACGCGCTGCAGACGCGCATTATCAAGCGGTCGTCATTGACTTCGAGACCACCGGCCTAAACTGCGACACAGATGAAATTTTGCAAGTGTCCATCATCGACCAGGACGAAAACGTGCTGATGAACCAGTACTGCCGGGCAGTCCGGCACAACAGCTGGGAGAGTGCTTCCAGCGTAAACGGAATATACCCGCCTCGCGTTGCGTTCTGCCCGCCGTTTGAGAAGGTGGCACCCTATGTGCAGGATATTCTTTCCCGCGCCGACAAAGTTCTGGCTTACAACTGCTCGTTTGAGCAGAGCTTTCTAATGGTCAATGGAATAAACCCATACATTTTATTCTGGTGCGACCCGATGAAGGAAATCGTGGATTACTGCAATGCATCCAGCGGTGGCCACCGCTCACGCATGGCACTGCAAAGCGCCGCCAGAATAATCGGGTACGATTACAACGCGCACGATGCTTTGGAGGACGTAAAAGCAACCTTGCAGGTGCATAATTTTACCACAAAAAGCAAAGAAGCCAAGACACAAGCACCCACGCCGACAAAAACGAAAAGCCGTCCCGGTCATGTGCTATACCCTGAAAACAAGCAGGCAGACCCGCAGCATCCGCTGTATGGAAAAACGCTTGTGATAACAGGCCAGCTGCCGATTGATAGAGAGCAGGCGTCTTTGCAGGCCGCTGCGCTGGGTGCAAAGGTACGCATAAAGTTAAGCCCGCGCACGCAGATCCTTGTTTGCGGTCAGAGGGAAGAGGAATGGACTGAACGCTTTGGCGAAAAGTCCTCCAAAATAAAAAAGGCGGAGCAGATGAACGCTGAAGGCGCACGCATTGAGTTTATGAGCGGCGAAAAATTCATGGAGCTTTTGCACCAGCCCGCCGGGGGAAATTAACAAAAGGTGTCCACTGTGGACACCTTGAACGCCCGACAAAATTAACTTTGAGGTTAACGCTCCTGATCACACGGGCAGGGGGACACTGCCGGCACTGCAACGATGCGCCCATTGATATTGCGATACCGTGCACCGGGGTCGTGGCCGGCGTCGTGATCCTTAACGGCAGTTTTCAGGATCTGGAAGGCTGCATCATAGGCAGACCCATCAGACCCGGCCTGCGAGAGATGATAGACAAGCTTGCGCACATTGTCCTGTGCGTAGGCGTAGAGCATAGCTTCCTTGGTATTTGTGTTGATCATAACTTAACCCTCCCACGGTTTGCGGCTTCCATCAGCGTTCTGCGGTTTGGATGCCGGCATGCCGTCAATGATTACCATATCTTCCGGGATTTCGTTCAGAACCTTGATGTTATCCATTATTTTCGCACTCCTTCTGGATTTTTTTGACAATTATGTTATAACACGGAAAAAGGAACAGATTCGACATCAAATTTTGGAAGTTTATGGTAAACCAAAAAAGACAGAAAAACAGTCGAATTTTGCATAATTGTCGAAAAAAAGGGGGATGTTTGGGAATGGATGATTGGGTTTTGCGTGTTGCGGAAACATTGGAAAAAGCAAGGGCAGAGGCTGGAATCAGCCAAGCCACACTTGCGAAACGAATGGGCGTAAGCCGACAAAGCATAATCAAGTGGGAGCAGGGAATTAACGCGATCTCCTTTCCCATGATGATGCAGTGGTTCGTGGGCTGCGGGGTTTCACTGGAACGGTATCTGGATTCCTGCATCCACCCGGGGCTGATGGAACGGCTGGAAGATGACCCCACCGACAAAGAAAAACGTCGAATGCTGCACGAGGCCATCGAAGAATGCAGCGCATACGAGGTAGACACGCTTTTGTACATCCGCTACGGCGCGCACGGGTCGGATCATCTGAGCGTGCTTACCGAAATGGTGGCCAACTTGCACACGCCGCTGCGGGATAGGGTGGCCGTCGTCAATACGATCCTGAGCCACTACGAGATTGCCATGGCGACAAAAACGGATGTGGACCCCGAAGGGCTGCAACCGAATATTGAAATGCTGTGTCAGGCACGCGATTGCGGAATGGCAGCAGCAAAAGACATGGAAGATGTCTACTCCATTAACAAGGAGGCGATAGAGAATGCCAAGAAAAAAGACGAAACGCACTGATGGCCGGTATGAGATCAAGCGCAAAATGCCGGACGGAAAATATAAGCACTTCCTGGGCGCTACGATTGCCGAAGCGACCGCAAAGTATGAAGAAGCCTACCGGCAGGCAACACTGGAAGAAAGCAAAAATAACGGCGGTGCTACCTTCCGGGAAATGGCAATAGCGTACAAAGATTACATTACAGGCTCGACAAAGCCGGTAAAACGTGGTACAATAAACGCCTACGTCAAGAATATCCCTCCGCTTCTGGAATGCTTTGGCGACACGCCGATGGCTGACATTGATACGCAGGCAGTCTGCGGATACATGGAGCGCATGAAGATGGACGGCAAAGCTTTGCATACCATCACCAACGCTAAAAGCGTGCTATCCTGTATCTTTACCTTCTGGTGCGCCAACTATCACGGTACCAGTAACCCGGTCCTTCTGGCAAAACCACCCGCCGGGATGAAAAAGGGGAAGCGATTAGAGCCGACAAAAGAGCAGCGAGATATTATTGACGCGCATCCAGAGGGGTGCGGTTTCTGGGCGCAGCTATTCGAGTACACCGGGCTTCGTCTCGGCGAGGCGAACGGTCTGCAGTGGAAAGACGTAGATTTTGAGCAGAATGTGATTCATGTGCGTTCTGCAATGCCTTGGGACCGTAACCACGCCTATGAGGAAACGCCAAAGTCAGAGAAGGGATACAGAGATGTGCCCATCCTGACGACCTTTCGCCCGATGCTGTTGGAGCAAAAAGCTGGTCACGCAGACACGGACTATGTAATGTCCGGTGAAGCGAAGCCGCTGTCACAGTCGCAGTATGAGTGGCGCTGGGCGATCTACTGTCGGGATCTCGGCCTGAGTGAGAAACAGGAGAAGCGCGCCAGGATCAAAGACAAACCGGGCGAGTACAGGGTGTACTACAAGTGGAAAGCGCTTGTAACGGCGCACCAGTTCCGGCATTTTTACGCGACAAACCTTTTTTACGCCGGTATCCCGGACATGGTGGCCCAGAAACTTATGGGTCATGCAGACATTTCAACGACCCGAAAGATATACCAACAGTTGCGCGATGAAGAGGACAAGCAGTACATCGCAAAGCTGGATGCGTATGTCCAAAGCAAAAAGTAGGTCTGCAAAAAGTCTGCAAAGCTAAGAAAAAACACGACTTGACGCGATATAAAGGGGGTTCGAGTCCCCTCCCTCGCACCAAATGAAAATCCGCATGAATGCTGGAAAATCCAGTGTTCATGCGGATTTTTTGTATTTGAAGTAGTTCGGATACTATCGAATATTAACCAATATTTGCACTTACTTGCAATCCAGAAGTCTGCAAAAAGTCTGCAGACTTTATCTGTGTTCTACAATGCGTTCCCAGTACTCGACCAGCTTGCCGTCCACAGCGTCCTCGTCCTGCAAGAACGCTGCAGCCATATCTGCGTAGAAGTTGGTGTTGTCCACGCTGTACATTTTTGCGACTTTGCCGTAGTCGCTGTACATCATGTTCATGGTGGCCCAGAAATCGTTTTTGTCGCAGGTTATGCCGCGCTGTTTTGCCACGTCCTGCGTCTGTTCCAGCGTCCAGTGACAGCCTTTTGTGCCGTCAGCATTTACCATGCTGTCGCACCATTCCTCCGCTTCATCGTGGGTGAGGTGCTTGCGCGGCATCTTGATGGAACGGCTGTCCGCACCGCCATGCTCATACTGCCCAGACCGCTTGTCCCAGTCTCCGTTTTGCGAGAAGCCAATCTGCGGCATTTTGCGCCCATACTCAACGTCAGGGTAGCGGGGGATAGGGTAGGGGTCGATGTATCGGTTCTCTTCCTGCGGATAATAGGAATAGCGGTCGTTGCCGCCTTCCAGCTTACGCAGACGGCGTTCCATCTCACGCTCCCTGCGGTCACGCTCTTCCTCAAGGCGGTCACGCTCCGGCTCACGGTTTTTGTCGTGGTCACGGAGCATCATCATGCGGCGAAAAGTGTTCTTGCCCATAATCTACACCTCCTCAAGAAATAGACGCGGGCGCACCGGCGTGGGAGCGGCAGAAGCAGCCAAGATATTTGAACGTTCCGGTGCCGGTCGCAGACGTTGCTACACGGGTAGCGTAGCGGGTTCGGGTGTGGATGCTCTCGGCGGTTGCCTGAGCGCAGTTGCAGTCGGTCAGAGGGTATGCGGTCGTACCTGCGCCGATGGTAATGACCACAGGGGCGTTGATGGTGGTCGTGTCCGGGATGCTCTGGGCAACCACAATGCAATAACGCTCTCCGTTCTGGTATGCGCCAGCAGGGATGTTGATGGTCAGTGTATCATTGGCGAACGTCACCGCATCCGAGATGACGAGGTGCGGGCACAGACGGCAGCTTGTTTTGCAAGCCATAGTGTTTTCCTCCTAAAAAATCAGGGGCAGAGGTGTCTTACCCCTGCCCCGATGGATCACCCGGTGTTATCGGGGAGTGTGTTGGTTAGCAGCAGCCGCAGCAGTTCACGCCCACGTTGGGGTTTGCCACCTGATAAGCGGGAATCGGACGAGGATTGACCCGGTTCAGGATGGTATCAGTCTGCTGAGACATCACGGTGGTCAGAAGCGCATTCTGACGATCCTGAGAAGCCGCGAACTTCAAGCTCTGGTTCTCAGCGGTCAGAGTGGCAATCTTGTCCTGCGTGAAGTAGTCCATCATAGCGCGGTAGTTTGCGTTACAGTTGTCGATAACTGCACGGGTATTGTCTGCGATAGCCTGCCGGGTAGCGCAGTCCTCCGTTGCGATGGTGTACTTCAGGTCGCCGATCAGCTGCTTGTTCTCGCAGCAGCAAGACGCCAGCTGCGTGGCAAGTGCGGTCTGACCAGCCTGCCGTGCGTTGCCCTCCTGCATGATGGCAAGGTTGATGGCATTGTCGCCGTTGGACACGCTGCGTTCCAGGCCGTTCACGAGCTGTGCGTTCTGGTAGCCGAGCTGACAGATAGCGTTGTTCACGCTTGCAAAGCCGTTTGCGATATTGGCATTGACGCCGTTCATCTGCGCCAGCTGGTCATAGCCCAGAGAGCAGATGCCGCTCTGGATGCCAGCCAGAGAACGGGAAGTGTCCTGCTGGTAGAAGCCCTCAGACAGAGCCGCACGAGTATCTGCGCCGCCCTGACCGGTTGCACCGGTGCCCACCAGATAGGGGATGTAGCTGTTCATGCCGTTGTCACCGCCGTTCCGGCCGTAGCCGTTTGTACCCCAGCCGAAGATGATGGCGAGGATAATAACCGCCCACAGACCTTCGTTGCCGAAGAATCCGCCGTTGTTATTACCGCCGTCCTGCCCAGCCAGATAGCCAGTTGCAAAATCGTCCATAACAAAACTCCTTTCAGTTTTGCGTTATGCTATCCCACCGCCGTGTGCGGTGGGCGAAGCCAAACAAAAGCGGTTTTTATCAAGTCCGCAAAACTGAGAAGCGTTTCGCTTAGAGGGATGCGTTATCGGGGCAGCGTCAGATTCAGGACACTTGCCAGCTGGTTCAGGTCGATGCCCCGCTCTTTGGCGAGGTTCTGCGCCATCGTCCTGAGCTGCGTTTCGTTTTTGCCCTGAATCAGGTTCAAGCCCTGCATGATGGGGGCATTCTGCCCGCTCAACTGCTGGATTAGCCCCATCGGGTTCTGCCCGGCACGAGCCAGATTTGCAAGCTGCATGATAGGGCTGTGAGTAATCATATCAAACGGAGAGGACATTGTTATTCTCCTTTCTTTGCTGTGGCAGCGGGCTTAGAAAAGCTCTTCTGCCACTTTTCCAGTTCATCCAGCCTGTGGACGAGGGCGTTATACTCCTCAATAGGCACATACTGCTGTGTCGGTGCAGCGGTCTGCTGCGCCTGTTGCGCCTGCATTTGCCGCCATCCTTCCGGGCTGTAAAACTCTAACACGTCAGATTCACAAGTGTTTGGGTTCAGACGTTTGCAGTAGATGACCCCACTACGCAAATCCGGGCAATACGTCCATCTTCCGTACAGATCAGATGGAATTGCCAGAAATTCCTCCCTGCTGGAAACAGGTCTGCCAAGCAACCAGCCGCCATCTTGTGCCGACTGCTGAACAGGCTGCTGCCCATTCATCGGCTGCGGACGCTGCGGTTGTGCTTGCTGCATCTGCGTGTTTGGCAGGGGAGTGGCAAGACCAACTGTGCCTATACCGCCGTAAGGGTTGACAGGCTGCTGCGGAACGTAGGGCGCTCCGGGTGTCGGATAATAGCTCATAAAACATCCCTCCTTGTGTATCCAGTGTACCGCATCGGCAGAAAACGAAGGACAACGAAGGTACAACGAAGGACAAAAAATAGCTTGCTTAGACCTTGATTAAATCTTGCTTAAAGTTTGATTATTTTAAGCAAAAAGAAAAGCGCTCATGCGGAAAAATCCGCATGAGCGCTTGGGTTTGAGATGTTATTTTGTATGCGCCTGCAAAAATTCTTCGACTGCCTGCTTTAATACGGCATTCGGTGTCGTGCCAGCCTTTGTGCACGCTTCCTTAAACTTTTCGCTGCAGGCTAAACTTGTCATGTTTTCTTTGTCCCATTTGGCATTGGATGCCTTTTTCTTTTCAGAAATCATAAAAAATACCCCTCTGTTTCGTTTGCCTTAGTATAGCACAAAAAGGCACTGTTTACAATGCCAAATATGCACAATGGAGCACTGTAAACATTGTCGAAAATGCCAATTTACACACACTGTAAACAGTGCTATACTATAATCATAGCAAGGGAAGCAAAAAAATGGAGGAAATAAGAGCTGGCTGAGTATTATAATATGCTATAGCCTTAACTATGATTGTAGTGTGGGCTGTGGTATAATAAGGGAAGAAAACCCTTAAAGAAAGGAGAATTATTATGGATGCAAGAATGATTAGTTTTTGGGGTTGCGAAACTAACCCATACGCAAACCCCGATACAGCGAATAACGGCGGTGGATACGCTCAACCGTCCGGGGGCGTCCTTGTTGCCCTCGAAAACGGTGAGTATCTTACCGTCACCGTGGATGATATGTCTTGCGGCGATTTTGGCAGCAGAATCGGTTGGACTATCGACAGTTCAGACAGTCGCAGATGGGGCGGCTGTTATGGCACCATGAACGATGCTATGGTGGATAACGAATGGACGGAGGAATCTCTGGATTCCGTGTCCGGTGTGTACGGGATTGATGCCCGTGCAATGTTGTCTGATGCGGTTTTGGCTGTGCATATTGCCGCATAAAGAAACCCCCGATGCTCCAAACGGAACACCGGGGGTTTCTGCGTCTCCCGCGTAGTACGCACTGTAAGTAGGCGAGTGGGAGACTAAATTTCTTGAGCTGTGCGCTTGTGCTGACAGAAATCTTTAGGCCAGACCACACCAGCAATTCATTAGGCGAATTGTCTGTAAATATTATACCACAATTCGTGCAAAAAGAAAAGCGGCAGACCCGAAAGCCTGCCGCTTCAATGCGTTTCGTGAGAAATCGCACCCAATTGAGATTATGATATCACACATCCAGCATTTTTTCAATGCCTTTCAGCCGGTAGCCTATCGCCGTCCGGCTGTAATGTGTCTGTGCTGCAATGTCCGGCAGCGGGAGCCGCTCAACGTACCGCAGTAAGGCTATCTTACGGTCAACCCTCCCAAGCGGTGCGTTTTTGATGGCGGCTATCATCCTCTGTCTGTCAAGTCCTTGCAGCGCAGCGGGCAGCACTACACGAGCCGCTGCCACGGGCAGCACCGAGCCAGAAGGGCTGCGGCAGCTGTCCTGCGTTGCGCACCATAGCGGCGATGGCGCCGAGATGGTATGTTTTCGTGAGGCCACGAAAACGTGTGCAGACCATTTTCGTGACGTGCCGAAATTGCTCTTGTGCGGCGTACATTTTGTTGACGTCAACAAAATGCTCGTATGTAGTGCTTGCCATGGTGTTACTCCTTGCTATCCAAAACGGTTACTGCGTACACGCGGAGGTTTTCCAGCTTTTCGATGACGGCATTATAAGTCGCCTCCGTTGCGATGTGTGCGATGCGCTCCAACTCGTTGCTCTCTTTTGATGCAGCGATGATTTCATCCGCAGATACGCGTTTCATGGCTTCAATCAAATCAAGCAAATCTTCGATATTTACTGCGTTCATATCCTCACTCCTTTCTTAATGCCGCTTTCATGCGGTCAAAGAAAAACTGGATGACCTTGCTCATGGTCTCCTCGGTGATTGCCCAGCTGACCAGCTTGCCCCACCGGCTGTTATTGAGATAAGTGCGCAGCATCTTGACGCACCACGCCTTGCGCTCTGCTCCGCGTTTCGTGCCCTGAATTTCTCGCTCCGCTTGGTCGATGAGGTCAAGCACCAGCGTCTTGACCGCTGCGCCGTAGCCCAGACGGATAAGCCCCAACGCAAGCGACACAGCGCCCACAATGATGAGTACCAGCGCCAGCCACGCGGGCAGCGGGGTGAGAATGGTTTTAAGGATGGTTTCCATGTGTTACTCTCCTTTCTCTTTTTCGAGGTCTTCGATGCGGTGATTTGCCACCTTGATTTGTTCTTCCAGCACTGGCACGCGCTGGGCGAAGTTGTTATGCGCCCGCACTTCGCGGGTCAGTTCTTCCAGCTTGGTTTCGGTCACAGCCTGCTGCTTGTCCAGCTTAGCGTCCATGCTCTGTGCGGTGTGGTTGTTGGAGACGATCGCGCCGATCAGGCTCAGACCGCCGGTGATGATCGCCACGATAATTGCTTCGCTCATGCGCCCTCCCGAAGACGGGTCAGACCCTTCTTGCGGATGATACGGGGGTAGTTGAGCTCGGTCACGTTGAGGTCTACGTTGCCGGAGATGCCCGGCACGCTGCCTTTGCTGGTGTGTTGGTGGGCATTGTACTTGAAATCCACCTTCGGGGTCTTGCCAGTGTAGTCGGCAAGCCACACGTCATAAGGGTGCAAAGCCGCTCCACCCACAAAGAGATGTGCCTTTGCAAAGCTGGTGTAGGTGTAGAGCTGGGCATAGAAGCCCATCTGTTCCACCTTATGCAAAGCATAGGCGGTCAGGTCGGTCAAGCTCTGCTTGTCCAGATTGCCCAGCTTGTTGTCCTCCACGTCCACCGCCACCGGCAGAGTCAGCTCCTTGCCGTAGATTGCTTGACGCAGCAGGGAAAGTTCTGCGTTGACCATGTCCTTGTTGGTGGCGTAGGTGTAGTAATATACGCCCACGTCCAGCCCGGCAGCCCGGGCGTTGCGGTAGTTGGTATCAAAAGTCGGGTCGATGTAAAGGCCGTCTGCCCGCTTGGAGAGCTTTTTGTTGGTGGATACCGTCTTAAGCATGACGCCCTTGTAACCAGCCGCTTTGACCTTGCGCCAGCCGTCGAGGGTAATTTTGCCCTGATACCGGCTCACGTCAATGTATCGGTAGGGTGGTGCGCCATCCCAGCCGGGAGGAGCAGCACTCTGGGTGTCCACGCTGGACACGGGGCCAGGCTCTGCAGTGGAGTTGTCTGCCGCTTCCTTTGCGTGGGCAAGGGCGGCGAAGAGACGGGAGAGGAAAGTCAGGAGGTTCATGTGGTCACGTCCTTTCGGTTTTTGGTAAGATAAAGCCCTCTTGCCTTGACCTTTTCCCAGTCGATGTTGCCCTGCCAGCGGGAAACGTCCATGATAGGGAGCATGTTATCAGTCCTTTCTTTTTATGCTGGTAAATAGTCAAATAAAGCCCTCTTTAGTTAACTAATCATGTTGTAATTTTAGCCTTAAAATATCGTGAGCAAGTGTTCATCGTACCATATACTGACTGCCCAATGTTAAGTGTAGGCATGAAGAAAATATTGCCACTTTCCATGTCTTGACGTCTTGATGCTGCTTGGAAACCTCTGTAAGTATTTTTTATCCCATTGAACGGATAATTGTAAATATCCTTAATAGTCCCAGTTGCGTAATCATAAAACTGGATGCATACGGAGTCAGCGTCAACACTTGCAACGTTTTCATTACAAGCCCAAATAATCAAGCCATTAGGTGTATAAGTCCTTGTAATGTTGTAGACAGCAAAATTGTTTTTGATGTCGGCAACCTCTACAACGGACATATCTTCCCTGTTTATCTTGAAAAGCTTGGTAAACTTTCTGGTCGATGCAGTAGTAGAGTCCATTGCATAGTAGATACAATCTTTCTCAAATACAAATTGTAGGGTTCTTGTCTGCTGACCATTTGCAAACATTTCCATCCAAGTGTCCCCATCGTCTTGACTTCTCCAAATTTTACACTGATTATCACCATCACCACTACAAGCCCACCAATCAAATGTATATGGGTCACAACATACAGCATGGAAATGTCTTATTTCTCCACTATATAAAACACCATTATTTGCTCGTTTTTCCATAACTTTTGTCCATGTTGCACCTCTATCAACTGTTTTCCACATTCTAACAGTTTTTGCATCTTCTAAAGCATATTCTCCAAATATAACAACTCGTTTGGAGTAGTCCTTGCTGATACAAGCATCCATACTATGAAGTCCAGATAACATTCTACCAACACCAATATCCATAGAGCCGATTTTTGTAAGGCTAGAGTTGAAACTTTCAATATAATTGTGATGTGGGGCATTATATCCGTTTGTAACTTTGATTGTGTAAATTGTTTCTTGGAACGGTTCAACAAATATAGAATTGTACCAAATTCCATTGGCTTGGTCGATTTGTAAATCACCCATCTTTGTCCAATGTTCACCGCCATCTATGCTTTTGTATACAGCCTGTGTTGTTGCATCTACAAGATGTTCTGCAAGTGCATATACAGCACCAGTGGTATTACTCCCAACATCGAAAACAGGATATATATCCTTGAATGTAACATAATCAGATGTAGGTGTAGAATATGAATTTTTAATTCCTCCTCTTGCAACTACTTTTGAAATAGTTAATTTAGGAGCGATAATATTATTTTTTTTAAGATAATCTGTAACAGCTTTTTCTACATCGGAAGAAATTCCTATATCTTCTGAAGTTAGTACAACATCTCCTTTTTTTCCATTAATAGATGTTACTTCAGATTTAATTGGTTTAATTGGAATTTTAACAGATTCATCTATGCTTTTTTCATAACCATACTCCAGATATTCTCGCGATGAATTTTCTTTTTCTGTAAACACAAATGTATCACT